AACTCTATCCTGTTGAGGTTGGACTCTATCCTGTTGAGGTTGGACTCTATCCTGTTGAGGTTGAACTCTTTCCTGTTGAATCGTATCCGTTTGTGATGGTATAGTGGGTCTAGGAACAGTTTGACCTATTCTAACTGACTCTGGGCTAGATTCATATTCATGGTAACTATATGAATCTTCTTCACTTTGAACATATGATTCGTTCGTATCACTATATTCTAATGTAGAAATATTCCTATCTAATTGGGTTATTGTAGAACGTAGATGCGATTCTTGTTGTATTGAAAGCATATTACCATCATTTTGTTCTGTTCTGCTGTTATTATTACTATTGTTATTATTACTATTGTTATTATTACTATTGTTATTATTACTATTGTTATTATTACTATTGTTATTATTACTATTGTTATTATTACTATTGTTATTATTATTACTATTGTTATTATTATTACTATTGTTATTATTATTACTATTGTTATTATTATTACTATTGTTATTATTATTACTATTGTTATTATTATTTTCGGATCTTCCGAAAATTTGGATAGCTGGAGGTTCAGTATTTTTTACATGTCGTACTGATGAATATGTAGATACATCTACTTCTGGAGAAGCTGCTGATATTAAAGGTGATGTTATTGACGAATTTTGTATTGTATCTATGACGATAGGAAGGTTAGGTAAAATTGAAACTTCAACTAGAGAAGGTAGAGTTGGAAGAACTGGATTATCTCTTATATTTAAAATTTCAGAATTTCTATTGACTGGAGAACTGTTAGGTGTAGTATGATTAGAATTATGCGTACGTCTATTTGATGTTCTTTCAGATAAATTTACCATTCTTCCGGTACTATTTGGAATTCTGGTATTTATTTCTGTTGTTTCAGCTGGTGTGAATATTGTTATAGTTGGATTATTTAATGTTGCTCTAGGTATGGTTGGTAAATTATTTTCATTAGTTGGTGGGACTAACGGTATAGGATTTATATTATTCCTATTTACAACATCTCCATTAATAGTTATTGGTGTATCATCTCTAGGGGAAATTATTTCATTTGAATTATGTAGTATAGGTTCTGAATTATGAGATCGAGTAACTCTTCCTAAATTTGATTCTGGAGCTCGTCTTAAAATTTGTCTTCGTTCGTTGGCTCTATTTCTTATTTCATCTTCTCTATTTCTAGAAGAATCTGATCCTTGAATATTTCTGGATATAATTCTATTTATCTCGTCAGATGCAGATGTAAAAACTTCACTATTCCTTACAGGAAGAGCAGCGATATTAATTTGAGGAATTTGAGGCCTAGGTGGTATATCATTAGATAATCTTACAGGTAATGTTGCAGTAGAAATATCCGGCGGAGTTATGGGTTCATCAGGTCTAATAGGAAGAATGGCTATTTCTCCATCTGAGCTAGAACGGGAATTTAAATTCGAACTGTCATTGGTATTATTATTACTATTAGTATTATTGGTATTATTATTACTATTAGTATTATTGGTATTATTATTACTATTAGTATTATTGGTATTATTATTACTATTAGTATTATTGGTATTATTAGTATTGGTATTAGTATTACTACTGGTATTATTATTACTATTATTTTCTAGTTGATGTGGATCGAATGTAGGTATTGTAGGTAATACGGGTAATGGTAAATTATCAGGTATAGAAGGAATAATGGTTTCGGTACGATTTGTTTGCCTAACTGATATATTTGATTCTTCATGGCCCTGTCCGTCACCGACGCCAACGTGTTCCTGGGCCGCGCTCTGCCGCTCCAACAGTTGCAGCGCTTCACCTGGATTTAATTCCAGATTTAATCCATTTGATCCTTGTTGTGTATTAATTTGAATATCACTAGTTGTATTATTATTTATATTTGTATTTTCTTCTATATTTGTACAGTCCGCGTTTGCATCAGAAGGAATAGTCACAGTAGGTAAAATTATCTCATTTGAAATAGGTGATCTACTATTTGATGATCTACTATTTGATGATCTACTATTTGGCGATCTACTATTTGGTGATCTATTGGATCTTCTCGGAGATCTGTTATTAGTATTTCGACCGTTAGGTGATCTATTAGAAGAAGTTGTATTATTTGACGGAATATCTCGCCTTTGTATAGTAGGTAAATTAGTAGGTCCACTTCCTACCGGGACATTGATATTTACAGGCGGTTGATTATTATTCGATCGCGAACCTCTATTATTATCGGAATTGGGAAGGGAACTATTTCTATTATTTGCATTAGAAGAATTAGTTCTATTGTTATCAACTACAATGGGCGGTAATCCATGGCTTAATGGCGGAATAATGCCTCCCCTATTAATTCTTCTACTATCTTCAATTATAATCGGAGGTAAATCGAGCAACCCAGTCGATACGTTAGAAGCTCGAGATGGAATTTGAGTAGATTCAGTTGATGAAACATGGTTCATTTGTAAACTCATCTTCAAGCATTTATACTTCAGAATCTATTTATTAAAGATATTTAGACATTTTGTAATTTTCTTTAATCCTACTTGTCAATCCGTCAATAAATCTCTTAAACGTTTCAAAAAATTATACATCACCTTTATTTGACATAACTATACAATTAAAAAAATGATCGAATATGTATCATTGCATTATTAAATACAATGAAATGGATTTTAGCGATATTGCTGGTTCACAGATTGATGATAAACACCAATCCAACGAAATTATTGATACAAATACACTATTCGTTGGACAACTTATACGTATAGATGAAACTCCAAATCAGCCCAGTTGGAAATTAGTGCCACTTTTCTCTGATCGTATTCAAGGAGATACTCGAGTATGGCAAATAGGATTTGATAATAGTATTTCGCAACTAAAAACGATTCATGGTGTATTAATCACGACTAAAGGAGAAGTTGGAGAAAACTTACAAACCGCTTATCATCCTATAGAAATCAACAAATCAGGACGAAATATGCAAGAACAAGCACTATTAGAAGCCAGAAGGAAATATTTGAATAAATATAAAGAAGGATATTTACCATCTGGAGAAGATTTACCAGCAGAATTAAATGGTGCTAAGCCTATGCTAGCTAAAAAATATCGTCATCCATCAGTAAATGATAAGCCACTCGATAGTAATGAGACAAGAATCAAAAATTTTCCTGTCAGTGTAATGAGAAAAATAGACGGAATCAGAGCTTTAGGGAGACTGCATGGTAATAAAATCGTAATGCGATCGAGACTTAATAATCTATATCCACATCTTCATCATATCAAACAAGAGCTCGAAGGATTTTTGCGTTATTTACCTTCTTATTGCGAATTAGATGGAGAATTATACAGTTTGGAAATGAATTTTCAGGAATTAACATCTGTCGTTAAGAGAGTCATTGAATTGCATCCTAGACACAGCGAAGTCGAGTATTGGATTTTTGATATTATTGATCCTCAACGAATGGTATGGGAAGATAGATATGCAATGTTAGTAAATGCATATATTAAATATCTGGAAGATGGAAATACTGCTAAAACATTTAGAATACTCCAGGCTTATACAGCAAATAGTCCGGAAGAAATAGATAAATACCACAACCAATTCGTAAGCGAAGGGTACGAAGGAATTATCATTCGTCGTTACGGGTGCGTGGAAAAAGATCGAAAGATGGCAGAATATCGGCCTAATCGAACTAATAATTTGGTAAAATATAAATTTTTTCAAGATGAAGAAGTGACGATTACTGGATACGAATCTTGTGTAGGAACTGAAGAAGGAGCTATTAAATTCATAGTTAGAGATATTCGAGGGAATGAATTTTCGGTAAGACCTCGAGGAAGTATCGAGAAACGGAAAGAATGGTTTAAATCCGGGAACGATTTTATAGGGAAACAACTTACAATTAGATTTCAGGAGTTATCGACTAAAGGAGTTCCCAGATTTCCGGTAGCAGTAGGACTGAGAGATTATGAATAATCCAAATGATCTGTATTTAATAATAATATATTATTATTAAATACGAATAGCTATTTATATTCTTCGATAGTCACTGTCCCTACAGTTTTCAATATTCTCCATAGATTATCATGACATAAAGAACGAATATCCGACCAATTTATTTCCCAGTTTTCATATTTATTAGATCTTGTGTCAACAACAATTCCATTCCATTTACCGATTGATAATCTAATATTATCATTATCATATGTAATATCGGTATTACTTTCAACTACTATAGTAGTTGTGGACTCTATCACTTTGTTCGTTTTGAAAAATTCTAATAAATATTTTTTAAAGTGTTGAAGATCAGTGAATTCTTTACTATCTATCTTGCAATAATAATTCTCTGATACTACAGATACCAAACTATCAATATCTCCATTGGTAATAGCTTGATCCAAAATTTCATTTAGCTGATTTAAAGATTTAGCCATACCGTTTATTAAAATAAATATAAGTTTAAAATATATTGAATATTAAAATGTCAGAACAGAACAAACTTCTTCAAGAATACACTGATATTAAAACTGTCGAATATTCACCAACTGAAACAAGCAATGTTGAAGAGATTCCACCGCCATCATACTATTCTTTATATCCCAACGGCGATGTAGTAATGGGTACAGTTTCTGATAGAATATCAAAAGACGATATAAGAAGAGAAATTGGATGGATTGCTTCTGGAATTTTATTAGGTTGTGCTCTTATCTTTCCGCCAAAGGTAGGTCTATTTGTAGGTTTATCGTTGGTTACAATGACATTAACAATATTTTGATAATATAATCGTAATATATCACGATTATATTTTATTATTTAGATAGATCTTTAGCACCAAAAAGCGTAAGCAATAAGCCACATGATAAAGCAGACAACCAAGGCGATTACAACAGCAGTCAAAAGGGCTTTCATGCAATCTACCTCATCAGTGTATTCACAATCTTTCTTTCTCATCACATAGTCTGGTTTGAAAAAGACCAAAAGCATGAAGACAATTAATACAAGAATCACAAACCAGAACAAAGAAGCTCCGGCCCAGTCATATCCAAGGTGGTGATGTTTGTTTCCGTGCATAGCATCGTGTGCGAGCGTTGACAAGTCCGACATTTTGTATTTCGTTGAAAAAGTTCTTTGAATAATTTTCTTTTCTTTCTTTCGTTCTTTCTATTTTCTTTAAACTAGAAAAGAAGATTCTTATTTGAAAGTTGATAATTATATTCTGTTCCCCAATAAATTAAGTGTAAATTATATAATACATCATTATATGATGTATTATAAATTAAATAATGTTACTCACTTAATAAGCATAAAATCCCCATTGGAAAACCCAGATAAGGAAGATTGCGATCAAAGCGATTACTACAGCCCATACGAGGACCTTACCCTGATCAACTTCTCCGGTTGGGTTGTCATCGTCATCATCCTTCTGGACGAAGTCAGGCTTGAGAGCGAACAAAAGGAACCAAACAATGATACCGATAACAAGGAACCAGAACAAGTAGAACCACCAGTTATTTCCAACTCCGCAATGATCATGATGTTCATGATGATGAGTTGCGGCGGTTTCTTCCATGCATTCTTTAGCTAAGCTCGAGATTGATTTCTGCGACAGATCCGACATTTTGTAAAGGAATCTATTTTTTCGTAGAAAATTTTTCTATCATCCTTTCTTAATTTTCAAAGTTTTCTTGAAAGTTCCATAAAGAAATTTAAATAAGATAAGTTATTTTTACTAATTTTCATAATAAATGTAATTGAAAATTTAGATTATATAGTTTTAAACTATTCAACTTTATATTTAAACTTTTATTTAGTTTATTTGAAAAATATACTAGATTGTTAATTCGCAACTTATTTTATAGCAAAGAGCGATATTTAAGAATATATATCACAGTTATTATAAAGAGATATGAAAATACACGCTATTGTCTTTTATGATTCAGAACAATTACAACCGTTAGAATACAAAATATATGATACAGATTCTAATAAATACGAACAGCGTTTTATTACCGAGTTTGTGAATTTCTCGCGGAAAGACTTTTTAAAGAAGATGAATAAACCATCGGATGAATTCGTATTAACATTTGTTGATGGTGCTGTATTAGTTTATATAACAGAAACTGATGATGTAGGTGTTGTTATGGTTATATCAAGTGCTCCAGATTTAAACACAACTCCACATATTGTTTCTAGAAAGTTAATTAATGATTATATTAAGTATGATATGATACCTAATAGTGCTAACGATATTTTAACCTATTTTAAACATAAAGAAATATTGTTGGAAGTCCAGGAAACTAAGAAAGTTTTATTGAGAACTATTAGTAAAGTAATGGAAAGAGGAGAGAAAATAGAAGAATTAGTTGATAAAACAGATGAACTATCTACTCAAAGTAAACTATTCTTCAAACACAGTAGAAAATTAAATAGCTGCTGCTGGATTTTTTCCTCGCAAATGGTAATAAAAGCAATTATAAAACTGATAGTTATTCCGTTCATATATTTCAAAAAATAAAACATATGAGCAACTTTCTCATCATACCGCTATCCGAGTTTATACAAAAATGTTGTATAAGTCTGGGAGTATTGGCTATTTTAGATTTCGGATGGGCATTACACACTAAAGCTAGATATTTTTCTTTACATGGATTATGGAATATCATTATTACTATTTTGATATTACCAGATATGTGGAAAACTATTACCGATCCATTAAATGCTTTATCTCCTGGAAGTGATTTTAATCGGTGGCCTATCGTCATGGTAACAGTTCTTCACTTTTGGCATTGTGTTGCTTATAGTGGACTTAGTTGGGATGATTATTTTCACCATTTCGTATTTGCCGCTGGTTTATCTAGTGTTAATTTCGTTTGGGATTGGGGATATAGCACTAACTTTCTTATCTTTTTCATTTGCGGATTGCCAGGAGGACTCGATTACTTGATGTTGGCTGCAGTTAAACAGGGTTATATCAATAAAATCTCAGAAAAGAGAATAAACCGACTATTAAATGTCTGGTGTAGAGGCCCTGGATGTATTGCGAGTGCATGCTTGATATGGATTAATTGGATGTCTAATAATACTGAACATATTCCTAACTTTGTCAAGTTTGTTACAATGCTATTGGCTTTTACTAATGGACAATATTACTCTAGACGAGTTGTTGAATCATGTGCTGTTCACGAAGATAAACTATCGAGAAGACAGGAAAAAATATATTGTAGTGGTTGTTCATTCGAAATATCATCAGATAGCTAATAGTTTGAAATAATAATTTGATATAAATAATATAAAAATATCCGAAAAAAGATAAACTGGATTATAATTTCATAAGTAATTATATATCAAAATATCTAATAATATATTAGATATTTACGTTTGAAGGTAAATACCTTCATTAATATTTTATTATCTTACTTTTATATTATTATATTATTTTTGTAGAGTAGGAGCATAACGAGTGTTGCGAGTAGGAATAAAAGTACGTCCAGAACCAGCTGGAAAAGAGGCAGCTCCGGTAGGAATAGTCGGAGCCGGACGTAATGTTGGAGCTGTTACTCTTATTCCAGCCTCAGGTACTTCGACTTCAGTAAATTTGGGAATCTTAACTCCTTCTGCTAATTCTTGTTTTTCTACTTCGTATGTCTCGACTTTTTCTCTCGCTGTTCCGGCTAATACTGGTTGATCTTTTGGATCGTATTTTCTAATATTCTCTTTCCCGGTAAAGTCTAATGACGTTTTCTTGAATGGGTTTTGTTCTGCTCCATATTGAGTAACTCCTTTCATCATTAAATTATCGCTAGACACCATTCCACCGTACAGATTTACAGGCTCATGATACTCGGCTTTACAAGCTAAAACTAATGAATAATCGATGAGATCCTGAACAGTTCTTTCTCCATTATAAAATCCGATTGGCCAGCGGTTCTGATAAACTAAGATAAATGGCATTGTTTTTAACGCTGCCCAATGAAGTGAACTGTTTTCCATATTTAGATTAGTAAAGGCTTGAGCTAACGACTTATTTCTATTTAAATCGATAGATGCAAACACAGGACCTACTACTTGCTGTGCTGCTTTATTCCATATCTCTGCTAAATTCTTAGATTCTATGTTATCATTATGAAATAAAATAATTATACAGCTTTTGTATCTGAGCCTAATTGGAGCATCCGATTCCATTTCAAAATCATCTTGCGTTAGCTGCTTAACAGAGTTCTGAGCAAATAAACCAGCACTGGGATCTTCCATTTTCTTTTCTATTTGAGAAATATTTTTAAACATAATATGAGTTTTATATTATGTTTGTTAATATCTTGTGTAAGATATTTACTTTCGTGCCTTACCGCCCTTGGTAGCCTTGGCCAGCTCTTTCTTACCCTCGCGATACATAGCAAGGATACCAGAGACAAGTGCTTGCTCTTGCTCTAGGCGGCTGATAGTAGCATTGGCAGCCGCAATCTCTTGAGGAGTTCCGACAAACTTAAAAGGGTTGCTAGGATCGGCGGGGAGTTCCTTGTTGACGGGGAGGCGAGCAAGGACAACCTTCTGTTGCTGATCGAGAGCGGTGTTGGGAACAGTGTTGTCAGCAACAATTGATTGGATGCTGGCATATCGGAAACGGTTGGGGTCGAATCTTGGGATAGGCTTGGTCAAATCGGGCTCTCCGGTTTCCTTGCTCTTTTGGAACTTCTGAGGCTTCTGAGCCAAGCGAGCGTAGGTTTGCTGGAAGTATTGGTTCATCTGAGGAGTGGCAGTTAGGTATTGTTTGTTCTCAGGATCTTTTTGCATGTTGTTCACATGTGCATAGATGTTAAACAGGGGAGTCATGATGGCACGAGTAGTGACACCGTTTTGGCCGACAGCCAAAACTTGGTTAAGAGGAGTAGATGCAACGTTGGTGGGGTCAGAGGGTCCCAAATTAGCGGTGCTGAAGAAAGCACGCATGTTGTCGGTAACCAAGATGGGGTTCTTGAAACCAGCAGAACCACCTTCACGTCTCTTGCGCTTAGGCTTCTTACCGTGAGAAGTGTAGTTCTTCTTCAAGCTCTTGAGATCTTTAACATATTGAGAGCTGAGGGTACGTAGCTCCTTACGACCAACAGTGGCTCCGTTAGGGTATTGGAGGCGTTGAGTCTTACCGAGAGCGTATACCTTGGAAGCCAGCTTCATGAGATTGTTGTGATGTTTGGCGAGTGTGTCGAGTTTCTCGCCGAATTCTTTAGGTGTTAGGTTGTAATCTTCTCTTTCAACAGGTGATCCGACAGTAAGTGGTGAAGTAGCCATGTTTTGATATAAATACTATTTGTTTAGGGTTTTATTCAATTTTGCTCTTTAGGTAAGTTTGAGATAATCAGAAATCAGATTTGAAACAATTTTGTTCAAATATAATAATCAGTTATCAAGAAAATTTATATTTTGATATCTCAAAAATTAATATGATAAAATATCTCAAATAATTTTATCATTTGTCGGATTAGTTTTATAAATCTAATTATCATTAAATTATCTTTCAATTAATTAGTTTCAATCCAATCAATCAATTATTAATTAATAATATCACTTTATATCCCTCAGACTAATTTATCAGAGTTTAAATAAAACAGTATCTGAAAGAACTTAAAAGATCAATTTATCGTTTAAAGATGACCGAAAGGAACGTTCTCAAACTAGATATTAACAGTTTAACTCTCTTCCAAAAAGACCTACATTATCCTGACGAGACGCAGGCGCAAAACGAAATAAAATCAATTCAAAATTATTCTCTTCCCGATGAGATTAAAAAATTATTTATTCAGCAAATTTCTAATAACCCTGGGAACAAAGTAAATTCTAGATTTTCATGTACCGTCGAAAAAAATGCGTGGAGCACTCATACAAAAGATAAGATGCCTCATACAGCAGAACATACAGCAGAAGGCGGTGATGTCATCTATACGGCTAGTAAAAAGTTCGATGTCTTATTTAAATCTGAAATTCATATAAATTTACTTCCGATCAAAGTCAAGGATAAATATAAGAAACACATTCAGATTTGTTATCCACACAATCCTGGGCATAATATATGTTATCAAGGTGAATTGAAAATCGATGATGATCATCATCAATCTATTGATTCCGTCTGGCTTGATATGCATTCCCAATTTTATATGAAAAATGGTGCAGGAAAAAGAGAACATTATAATCGTATGATTGGAAACCTTCCTTGCTTAGAAGAGTGGGGTACAGAACTACCAGCCATGAAATTGCTGGTTTCTCAACCTTACTCATATGCTCGCAATACTCGTGTTGCTTTGAGAATTCTACGTAGTTCAATGAATACAATTACTCATCACTATAAAATTCGTAATAAGATACATGAAATTATCAGAATGAGAGTAAAAATGGAAACAGGAAAAGGATGGTCCGATATTCCATGTAAAATGCAATATTTGGACATTCCAGAAAATGCAAAAGAGCTTCCTATTCCAGAACTATGGGCTAGATATTCTCTGATGACAGATGAAGAAAGAGATTGGCATAAATCGATTGACCCGTCAACCGGAGAACCTATTAAACACATTGTTTATACCGAAGATATTGTAATTGCGACTAGTAATAACCCTACAGCATTAGGATCAACTGATGTAATTCCACTTCATTGTAAAACTCCTTGCAAAGCTCTGTTTTGGGCAGCTCAAGATATTGGAGCTATCGATAATCGTAATTTTTCTAACTATACAACAAACCCTGATAATTTGTTTTCCGGATGGAATCCATGTGCTAAAGTAGATCTTCGATATGGTGGTGCGTATCGGGTAGAAAAATTACCATCAGAACATTTCGAATTATCCGAACCGTGGGATTTCTTTCCTTCAGCGCCATCGGAACCAGGATATAACGCTTATTCTTTCGGATACGAACCGACAACACTTAACTCCGATACTGCTATCGTGTTAGAACCTTTGAATGCGTCTCTTCATATTAGCTTAGGTGATACTGATCCTTTTCGTACTATTAATGAACCTGAAGAAGAATATGACGATGACGGTGAGATTATCCCCGTAGAAGCATTAGAAGAAGACAATTCCAAAGATGATCAGCGAAGAAGATATTTAATTCATGTTAGAGCATTAGTATATAAGAAACTAATTATGAGTTGGAACGAGAAAGGTAAGTGTTTGAAATATGTAGTAATGGATGATGCTACTAAGAAGCTATAAACAATAAATATATATTAAGATTTTCTTAATATATAAAGGACACCAATGAAGTATAATCCGTCTGATGGTGGTTCAGGTCAAGGTGAGATCGGTGGTATTACTATACAAATGGATGAATTAGATTTTGATAATTCTATAGTTGATGATGAAATAGATTATCATATTATAGCAGAGAGAAATCAATCATTCCATGAACTAAATCAAGAAATAGAAAATCTATCCGAAACGTGGAAAATAGTAGCCGAATTGGTACAAGAACAGGGAGAAAATATAGATACGGCTGAGAATAATCTTGAAACAGCTGCAATAAATACTGAAGAGGCTGTAATAAGTTTGGAAAAAGCTCGAAAATATGTTAAAGATAGATTAATTATGGTTCGTGATATTAGTATTGTCGTAGGAGGAGGGATATTAGGTACTGGCGGGTTTTTATTAGGACCGATTGTCGGAGTAGGAACAGTTATAGCAGGAGGAGTAGCGGGGGGTGCAGTTGTGACTGGATTACATAAAATGGTATGAGTTTTTATTTCAAGTAGATAAAAAACATCGATAATAATATAATAAGATTAAAACAAAACTATGGATCTATATTTCAATAATACCAAACTTAGTGTTATGAATATAATACCTAGCACCACTATAAATGATCTTAAAACTACACTAAGTAATTGGCTACATGGTCAAGGAATCATGTCATATACAATCGAGCTAGTCTTTAATGATGGATCTAAAATAAATCCCATTGTCTTTAGTACAAAGGATTATGATGCGGTAAATTTTCAACAACACGCTCGCCAGTTACAAGGTGGAGCAATTTTGATCAATCAAACCGTAACAACACAGCCAGAACCATCCATCCCAGTGTTATATGAACGTCAGATGCCACATTTAAATCGTCTTGTAGATATTCTTAAAGAATGGCACGTGTATATGGACACTTCTCCTATGGGTGCTGGAAAAACTTATGTAACTTGTGCTATCGCTAAAGCATTTAATTTAACTCTTTCAGTAATAGCACCATTAACTCTTCTACCAAAATGGAAGCAAATAGCTGGTTTATTTAAATTGAACACGGCAGAGTTCGGAACTTACGATTCTATTCGTGGGACGAAAATATATCAACCCGAGTCTAAATATATAACTCGATTTGGAGACGATTTTGAGATTACGGAACATTTTAGTAAACTTATTCGACCTGATCCAACTACCAATAGTAATGGATTATTGCTGGTATTCGATGAAGTGCATAAACTTAAAAATAATTCGAGTCAATCTAGAGCAGCACATACACTAGTTAGAAGACTTATTGAATCTAATAGAACCGGCTTCTCAAATTCTAGGGTCGGTTTAATTGGTGCAACTCCTGCTGATAAACAAAAGCATGCAGACTCGATTGCTAAACTATTAGGATTAACTTTACAAGAAAAATTGTATTCTTGGGATCCGGGAAACAAGAAGTATGATATGTACGGTCTCGAAGATGTCTATCATTGGTGTTCGGACAAGAATCCTGATCTAGCACGAGAAATTTATAACGTTCAGCTTACTAAGTTAAATATTGGTGAGGTTATATTTCGCCTTGTCACAGAAATAGCGATCCCTAATTTAGCTTCATCAATGCCGGCCGCTCCTCTCGGTAATTATTATAATGGTTTTTTTACTTTGTCGCCAACTGATCAGCAGCGTTTAAAAGCTGCTGTAAATCAGTTAAAGATGGCAGTAGTAAGAGGTGTAGTAGAGATACTTCCCGAGGAAGAAGATGAAGAAGATGAAGAAGAACAGGGAAAATTAAATATTGCAGACCAAGGTCTCGGTAAAATGACACTAGCACTAAGAATGATCGAATCTATTAAAGTACCTACAGTTGTACGATTAGCAAGATCGGTATTAGATCAGAATCCCAATTCTAAAGTTGTATTATATTTTAATTATACGAAAGGTATGAAATCAGCGTTCGATGCCTTACAAAATTATAATCCTTTAATGTTATCTGGAAAAATTACTCCTAAACAAAGAGTCATTAATATCGATTTGTTCCAACAGAATAGCAATAATCATCGTGTTATGATTGCGAATCCATATGTAGCTGATGTTGGTATTGATCTGGACGATAAATATGGGAATCACCCTCGCACAATGTTTGTTATTCCTGATTACCGTTTTATTCCACTATATCAAGCTTCAGGTAGAATAAATAGAGCTGATAGTAAATCTGTAGGTACTGTATTTTTTGTATATGGTAAAAGTGATGAGGGAGTAACTGAAACAAAAATCTTTGATTCTCTAGCCAGAAAATCTTTTGTTGCCCAACAATACACTGTTGCTACTGAAATTCCTCCTTTTCCAGGAGAATTTCAGAACTATTATGAGCCAGATTTATAAAATTTATTTATACCAACAGATATATGCAATTTATTAATGATTATGTATTATGTCTATCAATTGGTTATATTAATAATTATAATAATAGATTATTAATATTATTTCACTTATGATTTATAAAAATATAACTGGATAGAGTTTCCAAAAACTGATTTAAAATAAAATCTTTTTCATAAGGATATAACCTTCAAGAGTTTAGTATTGAGAAATACTTCAAAGATGAGCGCTATCGAGAATAACACCACCACTACTGTCCCTGAAAACATTTCTTTCGTCCAGATCGAGCTGCCAGCAGTCGTCTCATGGGAAGAACTTGCGGATATCACGGAAGATATCCGCGCTAAGGTTCTCACTGAGTCCGGGATGGAGGCTCCTTCAATCCCCGAACCCGTAGAGCCTGAAGTTGCAACTATCACTGTTACTACAGTGAATAACTTGACCAAGTTGCCGACTACCGCTGGAAAGAAGAAGCGTCAAACTTCTTCCAGGAAAGCCCTTATACACTTGACAGTGTCCTCGGGTGAAAAGACCGACGAACCTGTGAAAATTTCCATTGTCGCTACCATGGAGATCTTCATGGAAGAGCTGGATATCTCCCGCCCTGCTCCTAAGATCAAGTCGGGCCCTGCTCCTAAGATCAAGCCGACTGTGAATCGCCAAGTGATGACTCTCTCTGAGTATCGTGCTGAACTCGAGAGAAAGGAGGCTGAGAAGAAGGCTCAAGAGGAAGCTGAAAAGAACAAGCCTTCTGCCAAGGCTCTTCATCGCAAGAAGGCTAAGGAGCATGCCCGAGCGAAGAAGAATGAAGGATGGGAGTCGGTAGAGAAGCCGAAGGAAGAAATAGAGAAGACCAATCTCAGGATCCCTATAGGATGGTCAAAGGATCTCTACAAACCGACTTCTCCAGCGAAAGGTCAAGCTACCAACACAACGCTGATCTTGAAGAACCTTCCTCGCACTGGAGTGTGCGATAAGGATATCAAGCGATTCTTCACTCGTCATGCTGGCCCTATCAAGTTTGTCAACGTTCTGTATGCGGATGATGGCAAGTGCAAGGGCATCGCCTTCATCCGCTTTGAGACGAAGGAAGGATCGAATCGCGGGCTCACTCTCAACAAGTTCTTATATGAGAACCGAATGGTCTATGTGGAGTACGCTGAAGATCGTCGCAAGTAAAGAAAAATGTAAACATCAGATAAACAAAATGTAAACATCAGATAAACAAAATGTAAACATCAGATAAACAAAATGTAAACATCAGATAAACAAAATGTAAACATCAGATAAACAAAACACTAAAACGTGCTTTGTTTTATTTTAGTTATACAATTAACTATCTTCAATATTTTATTACAGTTTATAGTCTTTATCCCAGAATCTCCATCCAAAAAACAGAACTGTAAAAAGTAAGAAGATGACAATTAATAACAATGCCAATCCTAACGATGATGCATCACTCTTGTAGTGTTTCTTTTTCCTATGTTTTATATCAGATAGTTTACAAACATCTCCATATAAGTTAACATACTCGGTACCATTCTCGTTGCACCCTATTAAATACATCTGATTTACTCCTAAATCTTCCAATTGTTTTCTTTCTTTCTCAGAAAATCCTTCAAAATCATGAAGATTAGTATGCTCTACAAAAACATAACAAGGCTCCATTTCTTCCGGGCTCTCAGGTTCTTTCAAAACATTAAATGTATATCCTCTATTTCCGTTTCTTTCTGCAAATATGACAGCTTTATCACAGAAACTCCATCCCTCATCATCCTTAGGTCTAGGAACAGCGCCAGCGCAAACAGCCGAACATCCAGGTTGGTCTCCGAAAGAAGTAGATACAAGACATCCACCAAAATATCCACCAACAGTTCCCGGATTAACTTCTTTAAGGTCGCTAAAATACTTCTCTACCTTGCTATAGAGATGATCATAATAGTTAGTTCCATATAATAGACGGACATATGAAACCATCAATTTAAAATCTTCCCTGTCTCTTCCAGTTAAGTTCTTGATACGAACTTCAGCTTTATCGCGGAATTTACGACATAACTTGTCGAAATGACCGATATCCACTTTAAATACTTTCTTTCCACCTTTAGTCACTATCTCGTCAAATCTTTCTTCTTGCGATTCGGTTTCTTCAGGTTTAGATTCCGTAACAGTATTAGTTGTATATTGATACGGATTAAAGGATTGGCTTATTAGACCGCTCATTTGTGAAAATGGAGAATTTATTAAATTGCGATTCTATTTCATTTATCTTATCTATCTTTAAATAATTTCCTTAATATATAAATGAATGTTCCAACTCTAACCGAGACAATTTTAAAGTCCCTATCTATTCAACAGTTGTATGAGCTATCTAAAGTCAGAAATATTTCGGCTGTGGAAGATGAGATTGCGCGAAGATTATTGTTCTCCGATAGATATATTGAAGTAATTAATTTATTATATGATAAACGGAATGAACCATCAGTCAAACAATGGTTAGAAAGTAATACGGTGCAACAGGGATTATCAGGTGCAATTCCTTGGAAGATTGGAGTAATATACGATTATAGAGATCAATCCTATCGTATAAATAGGATCGAGGTTATTTTGGGTAAACCTATTCCCTATACGTCCGCGAAAGGATATTTCAAACCTACTTGGTTAAATTCTTCACAGACAAATCTCGTATTGAGAGAAGTGATCAACCGAACTGGACATCCAATTAATAATGTTATAAGCATAGTAACTACTGATCCAAATTTAGATCAAGGTATTCGTAACGCACTATTAAATGGTAATACGGCAGAAATAACTATATGTAATTTTTTACCAGCTCCTGGTACTTCTATCAAATCGTATTCAAATCCCCTACCTCAAGGAGAACAGAAGCAAATGTATCCGTGTTATATTAAAGTAGGTAATTTCGAACATAAATTAATAGATTATCCCGGTAATATCATCGCCTATAATCCCCAAACTTTTAATGTTCCTATAGTTAAATCTCCAGAAATAGAGAAATTACTACAATTAAAATTATTCTATAATTTAAATTTCTAACGCTAAAATAGAGTATAATATATTATAAAAATATATTATATATTACAGAAAAAAAGCTTTATTGGCTCATTACTCACCAATAAACCTAATTCAAAATATCTATTGAGGAAGGATAATTAGTTTTGGACCGGATTGTTGTTTATTTTGGTTGAGTTGTAACTGATTGTTTTGGGAAATCTGGAGTTGTACGATTCGTTGTTGTATTTGAGTAGGTATTTGATGATGTTTAATTTGTAAACGGACTACTGGTGCCGATACATTTGATTCATTCGTGTCGTAATCATCATCATCATCATCATCATTATTATTATTATTATTATTATTATTATTATCTTCATCATCATCATCATTATTATCATAATCATAATAATAATCATAATTATTATTATTATTATTATTATTATTATTATGATTATTATTATTATGATTATTGTTTACTTCATTATTATTTAAACAATGTTCTATATGGTTAATTAATGAGGTGCGACTTTTGAACATGGTATTACAGCGAGTGCAAATACCTCCTTGTTTATTCATCACTACATCTACTTCTGGAGAACATTCAGTAAGTTTGACCACAGGCTCGGTAACTTTAACGGAATCTGATGATAACAGAATATCTATGGCCGACCGAATCTTATGATCTTGAGTATTTGTAGGTATAGTTCTTACCTGATACTGGGCCATGAACGGCTTCCGTTTGAAATTAAAAATATCATTTAATTACTAATCATTTCTCCTCAATTCTTCTTCACACAAACTTTTTAAAAGAATTAAAAAAATCGGATGGCCGAAGTAAACATTACACCATTTGATAATGAGATTTCTATTTTGTATAAATGGGCTCGCCATTATAGAACTCCGATTAAGCTAATTCTAATAACCCCTGAAATTCGAGGAGATAAAGAAATAAATATTTACTCCAATGGTATCGAGGCTATTAATCAAAGATTCCAGGAAGGCAAGAACCTCAGAGATTTGTATAATGAGTTTGGGAATCGTCTCGAAACGGAAGACATAGCGATGACTTACGCTCTATTATCTTTAACTGCTAAACCTGCTGCTAATACAATTTTCGAAATTAATAGCTTATATGGAAAGGTTGAAGAAGGAGAGGAAGGCGTTACAACTACAGGATTTCAAATCAAGGATGAAGACGAATTACGTTTAATTATAACCGATTGGCGTCAGAACTTAGCTAAAGATCTTCAGAAAGATATGACTGAGTTAGACGACCTGGAAACGATTCATAATGAACTGACCAGATATACCGAAGTTCTATACTCACCGATTAAAGTAGACAAAGTAACAATTAAAGCTGCACCCACCCTCAAATCTACAGGTCAAGTTCCAACATCTGACGACGCCGTGATTATCTTTGATCAGTCTAAACCATCGTACCATGTACCTTATATAAGGTATAATGGAGAAGGGACTAATCGTCAAGAGCTATTCAAATTGTATCAGGGTCGTACAGATGAAGAAATGCCTGATTATAAGATAGTAGTACCTCCATCTAGCAAAACTAATAAGGATAATAGCTTTTATCTGACAGTATGGAGCGGAAAGGGGACATTGGCTAAAGCTACTAAAGAATCTTATATGAGAGGATACTATGATCTTACTTCCAATTTGTTAACTATTAAAACACCCACCGAAGAAGATATCAATCAACAGACGATAATCAATAAGATCACTGAAGCTTTACCAGTTAACATTAACAATGTTACAGAAACTGCAATTAGTGGAGAATTCTTTCTGTTTGATTTGGATATTAATGATATCTATTTGGTTTATATGATCACTAATACGGAGTTAATGGGATCATACCTTTTTGTCAAAGAAACTAACACTCCTTATGCCAAAAAGACACAATTAAAGGTGTATTACAAATCTTTTGGTGGATTTGTAGAGGAAGAAGAAAAAGTAGCAGAAGGATATATAGTTAACCCTTCTTCTGTAACAGTTAGTCTCACGCAAAACTACTCTCAAGGTGGGGAAGTAGTGCTTGTTCAGACGGAAACAGGGCCTACTAAGTTTAGATTACCTCCTGGCCTACCCTATGTTAGAGCTAAGATCACTCAAGCTGAGTCGCTGGATGTAGCTAACCAGTTTGTCAAGATATTCTCTCGATTGATGCAATTCTACAAAGCTGAAAAACCAAACGTAGAAAGAATATTCATAAACTTTATTCCAGAACTAGGACAACCTTTAGATTTAGCTAAACCGATTAAAATTACAGTCAAACAACCGACAGGAAAGAAAGGAGCGGGAGATTCTAAGATTGAGCGTTTGAAAGAGCTAGCTCCAGACCTATTTGTAAATGGATATGCAAGAAAATGTCAATGCGTGTTTCAGCCAATCATTGTTCCAGACGATGAGATACAAGCCTGGAAAAAGAACACTTTTATCTACAAAGAGACTGTAACAGAAAGACAGGTTATGCCTTTTCCAGCAGATAATCCTCGATGGAACTTTGTCTGTCCAAATGACTCTGCACCGTTTCCAGGAGTTAAGTCGAATAAGGATCTTTCCAATAAAGATATATATCCATATGTCCCGTGTTGTTTTAAAGATGATCAAATGGACCCTGCATCCTTTTCCAAATATCAAGAATCGCACGGTAGAAAAGCTAAAAAGATAGAAGAAAAAGCTGTAACCAAAGAAACACATAAGATCAAAACCGATAAGATTCTATCTCCTGGAAGATACGGTTATGTTCCTAAATCTATTGCCGCTCTAGTTTCAAAATATTCAGAAGAATCTGTAGATATATCTAGATTGGGTGTTCCTAATACGGTTAATTCTTTACTTCACTGTATATCAGTGGCTATTAGAGATCCGACGTATTTAAATCTAGCTACAATCCAACAAAAAGAGGATTATGTTGCCAATATTAGACAAATTATTGTTCGTCAAGTTCTTCCTACATTAATTAAACAAGAGATGTATGATTTTTCGAATGAAGAAATCATCGAGCAGCTAAGTGATCCTGAAAATTTCTTAGATCCTAATCTATTCTATCGGGCTATCGAACAATCTTACAATATTAATATTTATGTGTTCTCACCTCCCGATAAAGAGGACGATCCCTCATCCCTCGGATCATTCGAGCTTCCCCGATTCAAACTGTTTCATGTTCGAGCTCCTAGACCCGAAAAGAGAGCTGTACTAATATTTAGAACATGGGGAGCAGAATCAGATGCACTGAGTTACCCTCAATGCGAATTAATTGTAGATCAAGATGAAGCCAATAACAGAGTTACTTACAGTTTTTCTCAAGATATGAATAATCTTTTACACAACGCTCTTACAACACTTAATCGTACTATTACATGGGAATTAAATGAAGTTCCTAATCAACCAACTCAAATTATTGCTAGAAACAATATATATTCTCGCGAAAACTATTTTTATTTGCTAAATAAATCACCTACTCATCAGTTGATTGATGGTTATGGTAAATGTAGAGGATTCATATTTCCAGCGGGAGATCAACAAATTACAATGATAGTTCCATCTACTCAACCTGAAAATCTTCCGATTGGTCAAATTACTCGTGTCAATCATGAAATAGCTGTTGCCGTGTTCGGCGCTCCTCTTGCTACTACAAAAAATAACGGTAACGTCGACGGTTTATGGTATCAGGTATTAGACTTGGAGTATGGTATTTATATACCAATCAACCCAACCGACCAGTACAAAGATTTACGTGTTGGTCCTAGTAATCCATTAGTAGAAGAAGGATCAGATGTTGTTAGACGAGTTAGAAAGCTACGTAGAGATTTAGATACTATCACACAAGTGGTTAAATGGTTATATTTATTATC